TAGGCCGTCTCGCCGTCGCAGGTGATGACGACACTTGCGAGGTCGCCGTCGGCGTCGGTGACGTCCAGGGTGACGGTGCCGGTGCTTGCGATGCTACCGGGCGACGCAGGCGACATGAGAGCGATGGCGGGCGCGTTGTTGACGGGGAGCGTGACGGCCCAGGTGTAATAGGCCGACGTCGAGTTGCCGGCGGCATCCTGAGCCGTCAGGTACAGAGCCAAGGTGCTCGCTACCCACCCACCCGTGCGCACGACGGCGAAGCGCGTGCCGCCGGCAATGGGCGTCGCGGTGCTTGAGGTATAGGGCGCCACGAGGGCACCGTCCGTGTAGACCGTCTCCCCGTTGGCCGTGATGGTGACCGCGGACAGGTCCCCGTCAGCGTCCGTGACGTCAATGGCTGAGATTGAGTCGGTGTAGCTGATTGTCCCGGGGCTCGATGGCGTCGGGGCTCCGATTACTGGCGCATTCGTCGGCGCGGACATACCGACTTCGACGATCACCAGAATCGGAGAGGTGACAGTGCCAGACCAGCCCAAAGCCAGCGACGGAAATGCACCCACCCCTGCCATCCGGCTGAATTGCACGCCGTGATTGGACAGCGATGTCCTCAGGCCAAAGCCTGAGGACATCGACGAGGGGTCGGTAGAGGTGACAGTGCTGGACATTGCGCCGAGCACGAGGCTGTTTGCCCTTGTCGGGGCTGAGAACGTGGCAGTGAGTGCATTGACTGCGCCGCTGGCCGACCCGTACGCGCTCTGTAAAATCGCACTGCTAGGGTCGGCGCCGAGCACCTCGTGCACGGCGATGGAGCACAGCATGCCGGCAGCCGAGAACGTCGCTGTCAACGTGCCCGTAACAGCGTAGGTGGTCCAGCGGTAATACCACCGAATGCGCTCCCCCCCGCTACCGACGGTCTGCGCATACGATGCGCCCGCGTCAATCCACCCACTGCCCTGTGCCCCGGAGAACGACACGGTAGCATCACGCTGGGCACTGGATGAACTGCCGTAGTTCCAGACGGCGAGGATTTGCAGGCTGCCCGGCGTAGGGGTGAATGACGACGAAGTGACGGTATACTGCCCAGCGCCGTTACTGACGCCGCCCGTGCCAAGGTCGTTGATAGTCGTAGCACCATAGAACGCGAGGGATTGCGAGAAATCCACCCAGCCGGATCCCGTCGTCGCCGTTTCATTCTCGGCGACGTCGGTGCCTGCACTTCCGACCTGCGCCGACGCCTGTGGTGTCGTGCCCGATGCGTCGGTGAATCCGATGCCAACAACGATACGGTCACCGTCCCACGCATTGACCGTGGTGCAGGCGTCGCCGTCGACCCACGACTTATTGCGCAGCGCCGTGTTGAACCCGCTCCCCGTCGATGCGTCGCCCAACGCAAGGAGGGTACCGCGCACGGTCGACCCGTCGCGCGAGACGACGTAGGCCTCGATTTGGGCACGTGCGTTCGCCCCGGCCGGGCACAGACCGAGGGCGTACGCCTTCATCGCTCCGCTGATGGTCTGGGCGCCACGGAGCGGAGGGGAGACCCAGCGCCCGAGGAGTGCCCTTTGCCCTGCCGCCCACGCCACGGTGAGGTTGCTGGCCGTCGAAAGCACCTTCGCCGGAGACAAAAGGTAGGCGCCGCTTCCCGTGTCCCACGCGCCATTGACGTGGGGCGCGACAGCAGACGCACTGGGCTCGAGGTAGAGACGGGTCACGTGATCGTCCCCGCTCCGGGTCCGGATGCGTCGATACCCGCAGTCACCCCGGACACCGATCCCACGTTCACCACTGCGGAAGACGTGATATGCGACACGATCGCGTTACCGATGGCACGGAACAGAGCCACGCGCTCCGCAGGTCCGAAGGGCTGCCCGTAGACGTGCAACGCGATCACCGTCTCACAGTTCGCGCGAATCAAATCACCAAGAACGTCACCGTTGAGTGCCATGCTCCTATGCCTTCTTGGCCATCACGACCGCGCTGGCGCTGCCCAGCGCCGCGTAGGTGAGTCCAGTCACCGGCTCGACTCCCTCGCCCTGCACGACGCCCTGAAGGGCCGTGAGCATGCTTCCGCCGAGTTTGATCGATGGGGCATCGATCACGACCTGGCCGGTGGTCTTGATGGTGATCTGGTGGCCGCGGGCGAGGTGGATCTCGTCTCCCTCGTCGGTGTAGATCGTCACCTCGCCCTGCGGCCGCCCGGTCGGGCGGTACCGTCGATCGTCCACTGCCACGATCAGCGGGTGCGAGCGGTCGCCGCCGGGGAACAGCACGACGGCCTCGGCGCCGGGCAGGGGCACGGAGCTCACGCCGTACTGCTGAATGCGCTCGCCGTCCTCGATCGTCTCCGCGTCATCGTCGTCGGGCCCCGTGTCCAGGATCCCGAGTTGCATGAGCTGCGTGCGCGTCTCGTCGGAGACGAGGCTCACGACGGCCCGGGCGATGAGGTTCATGACCTGGTTTCTGAGGCTCATTTCTTCGCCTTGGGCTTGTCGAGTTCTCTCCATCGCCCTGACCCGCCGCCGCCTCCTGCTCCTGGCGTAGACCTAGGCTCTGGGAGGAGCGCATCTGGGCGCACGAGGTTGAGCGTGCTCGTCTCGCCCTTGTCTCCGACTGAGAACTTGACCTGAGAGATCAGGAGATCTCCGACGATGCCGATGCTCGGGATCCTGACGCCCACGATGCGGTTGACCGGCCAGAGCTTGCCGCCGCGGGGCTCGCGCCAACCGGGCACGGAGACCGTCACCTTCTCGGCGCGGGCGGCGCGCACGCGAGCCTCCCAGGCCACGCGCCGGCGCGCGGTCGCCGTGTCCATGCTCTTCTCGGGGCGGATCACGAGCACTCTGTCCTCGCGGAGGACATCCGGATCGATCTCCTCGGCGCGGACGGACGTCGATGCGGCCGCGGGCTTACCCGGCACATCGTAGCCACCTCCGCTCGCGTGCTTGAGCCAGACGTCTTCGCCACCCGTCTGCGTCACGATCACGTAGCGGTGGAACCGATCGGTGCTGTCGTACTCGACGCTGGCCGTCTCCACGTTCTCGCCCTCGACGAGCGAGCTCGCCACGCGCTCCTCGCTCGCGCGAGTGATGAGCAGGCCTCCGGTGCCGTCGCTGACAAGGAGCACGCCCGCCGCTGTGGCCATCTTGTGCAGGACGCTGTACGCCGTGTCACCCGGGTTGAGCACGCATTTCCCCTCGGGGACGAGCTTGATGCCGGACTGCACGGAGACCTTGATCCCGTAGCGCTCGCCGATCTGGCGGGCGACCGCGGCAATGTCCTTGTCGCGGAATGACCAGGACTTCCCCGCGCCGAGCTGCGCGCTGCAATCGACGAGGATGGCGGCGCGGTCGCGCCCCGAGTAGGAGAGCGTGCGGGCCGTCGCGCTCAGGCTGTGCGAGCGCTTGTCGACGTATCCGGAGAGGATCGTCTCTCCATCGATCCTGATCTGGCACTCGTCCTCCTCGCGGATCGGCCATGGCTCGGACTGGCCGGCCCAGCGATCCGAGACGGAGAGGTTGAACGATCCGGAGATGCTCTCGATCGAGCGCGTCACCTCCATGCTCTTCCAGCCGCCGTAGGCGCGTCCTCCGACCACCAGGCGGAGGTCAGACATCGGTCAGCACCCGCAGCGCGCCCGAGACGAAGGCCGGGCGGCGCACGCCGTTGCGCGCGATGATGTCGCCCTCGGCGTCCACGGCGCCGTAGAGGCGGTAGGCGAGAAGCAGCGATGGAACGGCCACTCTCTGCTCGAGCGTGACCATGCGCGCCGTCGTGGTGTCACTGGGCAGCGCCCGGGCAACCGTGGCGCGGAGTTCGGCCAGGACGTCGTAGACCGGGTCGGCCGCGGTCTGCAGAAGCTCGTCGATCGCGTCCGTGACCGCGTCCCGCGATGCCGATGCCTCGTCGATCGAGGCGTAGGGCACAGAGGGGGCGATGCGCGCGGCCTCGATCACGAGGGACTGGCAGAGCACACCTTGAAGTGCGCGCACGTTCGCTGCCTCGCGCTGGCGCGTCGGCGTCGTCTCCTCCGGCGGGTCGACCGCGTCCCGCACGTAGGCATAGGCCTTGAGCAGCGCGTCCTTGACCGCTCCTGGCGCGGCCTCGATGGTGGCGCGCATCTCGGTGATCGCGGTCCGCAGCGCGTCGACCGCGTCCACGGGCGCGCCGATGAGCGCGCTGGCCTGCGAGGTCATGGTCTGCATCTGGCTCGAGAGCGAGGCGAGTTCCTCGGCGGTCTCCGAGACCGGGGCAAGGAACAGCTGCACCCCATCGGTGGCGGCGCGCAGCGCGGCCTGGCACTTCTCGAGGGCGAACGCGGGCAGATGGAGGATGTCGTAGCCGCTCGCGAGCGCCTTGGCAGAGGCATCCGCGGCGCTGGTGGCGGCGGCGTCGACGAGGCCGGAAATGTCCACGTCCTCGGACGGCGCGATGCCTTGCGCCGGAGCCTCAGCGAACTCGATGGCAAAGCTGGCCATGCGCCCGTCGGCGACCGCGTGGCGGACCGAGACGCTGAGGCAGACGACGGTGCGGCGGCCGTAGTAGGGGTGGACGAGTTCGCCGGGTCCCGCGACGTCCTCGAGCGCGGCTAGGAGAGCATCGCGCTGCGCCGCGAAGTCGTCGCCGAGGACGTAGGCCTCGACGCGGAAGTGACGCGCCTTGCGGCCGCCGTCCTCGTAGTAGGGGTTGTCGCGCCCCCAGAACTCGTGACCGGGCGCGCGCCGGCCTCCGGATCGATCGTCGGAGGAGACAAGGAACGGGACGCCGCGGAAGCTGCCGCCGACGACCTCGCGGCCATCGGAGAGGCGCACCCGGCGCAGGCTGTCACGCCAGTCGGTCACGGCAGCATGCTCCACTGGTAGCCGACGTCGAGCGCGACGCCAGGCTCCGGCGAATCAACGTCGGCGCGCAGACCGCGCGGAGCGTTGGCGAAGTCGACCTTGATCACGGTCTCCGTGCGCGTCGTTCCTCCGCCCGGCTGCGGAGCGCTGCTCAGGTCGATGGCGCGCAGCGCCTCTCCGATCGCGGCCTCACCGACTCGCTGATCTCCTCCTAGTCCGACGGCGTCGCGCACGTAGCGTCCCGCAGCCTGCACGCGATCGACGCCGCGCGATATGGCGTCGATGATCGGCTGGATCTTGGACCACGCCCACTCGAACGCGTCCACGACGCCTTTCCACAGCGTGGAGAAGAAGTTTGCGATCCCGTCCCAGTTGTCGACGATCCATCCGACAGGCGTCCACGTGTGGAGGAAAGGCCAGAGCCAGTTCTGCCAGAAGCCGACGAAGATCTCTTTGATCTCGTCCCAGCACGCGGAGAAAAACCCGCCGATGTAGTCCCAGTTGTCGACGATCTCGTAGACCGCAAGCGCGATCGCCGAGACGGCGAGGAGGAACCATCCGGCGGGCGTCGTGAGGAGCGCGACCGAGAACTTGCCGAGCGCCATGATGACCGGACCGACGAGGGCAGCTCCGAGACCGATGGCGACGCCTTGCAGTCCGCCGATTGCGTCCCAGAGCGGGGCGACCGCCGCGATGAATCCCAGCACCGCGTTCTTGGCCCGAGCAAAGGCCTTCGGCAGCCACTCCGAGACCCGCTGCAGCCATGCCTCGATGTCTCCGCGATGGGACTTCACCCACGCGCCAAGATCCTTGGCCCACGCGGTGAAGGTCGGGCCGAGTTCTTTGGCAACGACCGCCTTGACGCCGAGGAGCGTAGCGTCGAGATCCTTCATACTGTCGTCGAACTCTCCGCCGGCCTTTACCGCGTCGGACAGGGGGCCGCTGAGCATCTTGCTGCGGTCGGTGAGCTCCTTCATTCCCGTCGCGCCCTTGTCGAGCATCGGGACGAGCTTCGGTCCGAGACCGGATATGCCGGCCAAAGTGATCTTCTTCTCCTGGTCGCCGAGCTTGCTGACCGCGTCGGCGAAGATGGGCAGGGCCTCCTGGAGCGACTTGCCCTTGATGTCCTTCTCGAGGTCGGGCGCCACGACGTCGAGGAACTTTTTCAGCTTGCCTTTGCCGGCGGAGAGCATGCCGAGGTTGCGGGCGAAGCTCTGCACACCGCTGTCCAGGTCGCCGATCTCGGCGCCGCTTCTCTCCGCGGCGTAGCGCAGGGATGCGAGTTCCTCCGCTGGGATGCGGATGCGGTCTGCGGTGTCGCCGAGGTCATCGAACTGGTCGAGGACGCCCTTGACCGCGAAGCCTGCGCCAACGCCGGCCGCGCCGATCCCGAGGAGCTTTCCCCCCAGGGCACCCACGGCCGACGTGACGCCATGGAAGCCGTCGGCCACCTTGCCGAGACCAGCCTCACGGCCGAGCCCGGCGAGGCCAGCGCCAAGCCCGGCGATCGGAGCCGTCAAGGCCGATATCTTCGCGTTGATCTCGCGGAGCGGAGCGGTCGCCTTGTCGATCGCCTGGATGACGATCGAGAGGGGGAACTCCTTGCCACCGGTGCTGTCAGCCACGCATCCTCCGGTTCAGCTCCCGGGCCATGTCGACCCAGAACAGGAGCTCGGCGAGGTCGAGGGCCCAGAGCTCCGACGGCGGCCAGTGATACGTGGCCGCGAGGTAGGCTAGTAGCTCCCCAGCATTACGAGGGAGCGACGAATAAAACCGCCGGCGATCGCCAGCACCTCCCCCACGTCGTCCTGGTCGATCTTGGCGAGCTCCGCCGTGGTCCGGCCGCACATGCGCGAGGCCACGAGGATCAGCGAGTCGGTCGAGATCTTGTTTCCGAGCTCGATGCCCTTGATGTCCGCCAGACGCCCACGACGAAACGTGAGTTCCTCGATCGTCTCCTTGCCGAACTCGATCGGAACGGTGAGCCTGATCGTGATCGGCCAGGAGACTTCCTTGCCCTCGGTGTCGTCGGTCATCAGACTTCCTCCGCGCTCAGTCCCTCGTAGCGCACGGCCACGTTGCCCTCGTCGGTGTTGCCCGTGCCCTCGCCCGCCTGCCAGGCGTTGCGCAGCACGATCGTCTTGCCGTTGGCGAGCTCGAGCGTAACCGTGACGTCTCGCGCATCGAGGAACGCCGCAAGGTCGAGGTCGTCGCGGTCCGTGATCTCGCCCTCGATAAACGGCGTCTGGATCGATTCCTTGTAGCCGTGCACCACATCGGAGCCGGGGATGGCCTCGCGCTTGTTACGGCCGAGATTGTAGGTCCAGTTGCCCTTGGCCAGGAGCACCTCGCCGTCCACCTTGACCTGGATGATGCCTCCGCGTCGCTGTCCCATAGCGTCTCCTAGACCCGGAACTGCATGTTGGTCGCCACGACCATGAGCTGATTGATCAGGTCGGGCGGAAGGAGCAGGTCGAGCCGGTTGGGGTTGGTCTGGCTGCGCTCAACGACGAGAGCGGCCTTGAAGGCCGGCAGGTTCTCGACGAGTCCGCGGTCCATCTGCTCCTGGTACCAGGCGATGGCCTCGGCGCGCGCGAGCTTGGGCGTCATCACGAGCTGCCCAGGGCCGAAGCGCGCGTCGTCGTTGCCGAGCTTGTGCCGCGGGTACTTCTTCCGCATGCGCACCCGCCACGTGTAGCGGAGAAGCATAAGGGTCAGCGGCGTGTTGCTGTCGAGGTACGACGTGTCATCGTCCCCGCTCGGCGCGTTCTGGTAGGTGGTGATCGCGCGCTCGACTTGCACCGCCCCTCCGGGCAGAGCCACGGAGGTGGCGATGCCATCGAACAGGAGGAGATTGCGCTCGGACGATGTGAACAGGTCCGCCTCAGCTGGCGGCAGCGCCCGCGTGACGGAGAGGGTCTGGAAGGGTCGCGCCGGGTCCGCGGCGGCCGCGCGGGCAATGACCGCCGCGCAGCCCGCCGCGAACTCTGCCGGGGGCGTAACGGGGCTCTCGCCTGGCTGGCTGGCGATGATCGACCAGGCGCTGTTCCGCGCGCCGCCGAGAGTCGTGAGCGCAGAGTGCGTTCCCGATGCGCTTGTGATAGCCAAGCCGTCGATCATGCGCATCGGGCCCGCGCGACTGGCGAGCTCGGCCTCGATGGCGCTCAGGCTCGTGGCGTCGGTGTACGGGTGCGCGATGACGTGGAACCACGTGTCTCCCATCGCAGCGATCAGGCTCGCCAAAGACGGGTTGGTCGCTCCGCTCGCCATCGCCACAATCGTCAGTCCGACACCGGACGGCAGTTGCTCTCCGATGCGGTAGCTATGGCGGACGTCGTAGCTGTTCCCCACCGCTCCCTTGTGGCGATAGGTCACCGTCACGACCGCGTTGGACACGGTCGCGGTGACCGCCAGGCTGCCGCTGGCGTTGATCGCGGCTCCGATGGCAGTCGCGATCGCGGTGTTTGCGTCACCGCTGGCCACGCCGACCGTAACGCGCTCTCCTCCGAGGTAGAGAGCGATCGTTCCCGCGGCGGTCGCCGGGCCGGACACGGTGATCGTGCCCGATGCCTGGACGCCAGAATTGTCATCGGAGAGGACGCCGATCCATGTCTCGGTCTCCTGGTTCTCCGCGAACCAGGCGATCGCGAGGCGATGGAGGAGCGAACCCTGTCCGGCGAGCGCGATAACGCTATCCGCTCGGGTCACGCGGTGCAGGCTGTTCGCGGCCGCGCTTCCCGCGCTCGTCTTCTGGCCTATGAGCAGGCCGCGGAACGCGAGGATGGCTGGTCCCTGCGATGCCTGAGATGCGTCGAACTCGACGCCCACCCAGGGAATCCTGAGGTTGCTCGGAATCTGGTTGAAGGCGATGGTCATGGCTCCCTCGTGGTGATCGGGGTCACCGGCTCGTAGCCGGCTGGCTCGACGAGCACGACGTCGCGCGACCGGAGCCGGCGCAGCCAGTAGCTCGTCTCGGCCACGTCCGCGCCCTCAGGCGGGAGCGGCCGCTTGGTCTCCGGGTCGCGCACGATGGCGCCCGGAACCGCGGGGCGGATCCTCATGATGCCCTCACCTGGATCAAATCCTCGACGGGAGCGGTATCCGCGCCGCCGATCTGGGTGGTGGTGTCGGCCTCGCGGAACTCGCCGACGATGCCAGGACTGTTCTGGGTGTTAACCGACTGGACGTACGCCGGCGTGCGGTAGGTGATCGAGTAGGTCAGCGTGACGAGGCCAACGGCCTTGTCCGCCTCGCCGCGCTGGTGACATGCGGTGCCCTCCAGGATGGAGTCGGAGCACTTGCCCCCGAGCCAGCGATCGGCGTCCATGGCAGCCTCGATCTCGAGGGCCAGCGCGTCCATCCGATCGTCGGCGCCATCTCCGGGCGTGACCCATCCGGCGATCTCAAGACGCAGCTCGCGGACGAGTTCGCGCGGTGCGGAGTTCGACGCCTCGCGGTCCACGGTCTCGTCGATCGTGTAGAGCGAGATCGCCGGAAGCTCGTGCCTCCGATACGGCGCGTCCATACGCGTCGCTACGACGCGGGTTCCCGCCGCGGTCGTGGACACGAGGGCCGCCTTGGCGGCGTCGCGGATCAGCTTGCGCTGATGGGCCACGCTACGACCCCTGCTGAAGAGTGAGGCGGATGCCGCCTAGGCCGTCGCGGCGACGATCGCGCACGCGGTACGTCTTGCCGGAGACGGTGATCGCGGGGTCGTCGTCCTCGGGGTCGGTGGGCAGTTCCTCGAGCCGGAGGAACACGGCCGGGCCGAGCATCTCGGCGCCGGCTTCTCCCTCGTCGACGAGGAGCGTCTGCTCGTCGTAGATTCCCTGAACCGTGACCGCAGCGATGGGCGGCGAGCCGACCTTCGGCGCATACACGACAGCCACGCCGCCCAGACGATCCCGGACGGCGCGGTCGACGGTCGCGACGAGGTCGGCGAAGGCCATTAGCCGGCCCCGGCCTCGTTGGCGCGAGGGTAGCCGCTCAGCCGCACGACGCCGGTGGCGTCGCTCGACCCTGCGGCGGACGCCGCAACGCCGATGAGCAAGTTGCTCGTGCCGGTGCCCGTGACCTTCTTGGCACTGTCGTCCCAGTAGAGGAGTTCGCCCTCGGTCCACGCGGCTCCGGTGGCCTTCGGCATGGTCCAGACGCCCGTGGTCGCGCCCTCGAACGGAAGGCCCTCGGCAGCGGTACCCTCCGCGATCACGATGAGCTGGCCGATCTTGTACGGGGTGCCAGAAACAACGCCCCCCGTCGGGGCGGTGAGCGTCAGGACGTGGCCCGGCTGAATGAAGTTGGTCGCCATGATCTGTTCCTGTCCTCGGGCTAGACGCCCGCGTTGGTGACGGCCGACTTGGGATCGCCCATCTGAGCCTTGGCGAAGAGCGAGACCTTCCACTCCGTGCCGTCGCTGCGCCACCCATCCTGGGTCGCCATCGTCGGGCCGCGACCGCGGCCCGCGAGGAACGCGACCACGATCGCGTCCATCGCTCCGCCGAACACGTAGCGGCGCGTGCCCGAGAGCCGCGGGCTCGAGACGATCGAGGAGAAGAGCCCCTTGACGCTGTTCGGCTGCTGCAGCTTCGTGGAGTCGAAGTTGTAGGTGGCCGTGTTGATCTCGAGCGCCTTGGCATAAAGCGCGTCGGGCACGAGCAGCACCGACGGCGTGATGTCGAGGTAGTCGAGGCCGTTAGGGTCCTTCTGCGCGCGCATCGTCACGCGGTCGCCGTCGATGCCCGCCACGCTCAGCGCGCTTCCCGTCGAGACGTTGGCGCGGTTGTTGTGGAAGAAGGGCTGCGTGTCGCTCTGCGACGGACCGAGGCCAGCGTTGGCGAGGAGCAGCGCGTAGACCGAGTTCTCGAGGGTGCGCATGGCGGCCTGGCCGAGCTTCGTGGCCATGTCCGTGAGCGCGCCCAGGTCGTCGTTGACGATCGTCTCCTGGGAGATGCCGAACATCTTCCCGTAGCGCTGGGTGCTGATGCTGTACTTCGCCCCGTCGGAGACGGCGCCACTCTTGTACTCGCCGTGCTCGGGGATCACGTCGAGGCCCGGCAGCGATCCGGCCCGGTAGCGGCCGTTGGCGCGGAAGTCGGTGACCTCCTCTGCCTTGCAGAACTGCTCCCAGGTGTTGGCCTGCATCGCGTACCCGGCGAGGAGAACCTTGCCGATCGCGTTCTCGAGCAACGTCGGGAAGTCGCCGATCGTCTGGAACTGGCCGCGGTAGGTGAACGCGGTCTCGACCATGCGGAGCTTGTCCACGCCGCGGGTCTTCTGCCCGTTGCGCTCGAGGCAGAGGCGCGCGAGCTCCGCGGCGCTGTAGCCGCGGAACTCGCCTGGGTCGAAGGCCACACCCTTGAAGCTCTCGGGATCCTTTTTGGCCGCGGCCTCGACCATCGCGCGCACGCCGGTCGACTGGAAGATCCAGGCGGATGCGCCGCGGATAAACCGCTCGCGCTCGTCGTCTCCGGCAGAGATGCGGAGCCCCGTGTTCCCGTCGATGTCGTCGCCCTTGTCGGCGATCTGATCGAACGCGGCCGCGCGGGCCTCGTCGACGGTGGTGCCCGCTGCAATGAGGCGCTCGGCCCAGGTTTCTCCTAGCTTGGATCGCTTGGCGATGGCGCGGATCTCAGCCGAGCGCTTGCGCTCCTCGGAGATGGCGGCCTGCGCGGCCGCCTCGCGCTCGGCGTTGAGCCGGCGCAGGTCTTCGATTCGGGCCTCGGTGGCCGCGCGCGTCGCCGCGACCGCCGGGCTCTCCGTCGGCGTCTTGGTGGTCGTGGTCTCGGTGTCGGCCATGCTCCTCTTCCTCTCGGTGCGCGCGCTGCGCGCGGTTCGCGTCACGAGGACGCACTTGTTCGGCGCGGCTACGGCGGAGCGGAACCCCGCACCGTCGTCGGCGCCCATCGGCACGACCGAGAGCTCGTAGGGCTCCCAGTCCACGACGCGGTAGACGGGTACGCCATCCACCGCCTCGTCGGTTTTCTCGATCTTGTGGGTCCGGTACCCGACGGAGACGTTCCGCAGGATGCCGTCGCGGACCTTGCGGAAGATCTTGTCGGCCTGTTCGTCATCCTCGGCCTTGGCGAATCGCACCGTGGCCGTCCCGACGCCCGCCGAGAGCTTCGCGCCCTCGACGACACCAACAACCTTGGCGGCGTTCGTGTCGTCGTGGGCGTTGAGCAACGGCGCGCCGTTGTTCAGACGGTCCATCCGCACGGCCTTCGGCGTGACGTCGAGCTCCTCCAGAAACTGGGACGTCCAGCCGCCGCCGCGGAGCACGCGGGCTCCGGTCGTCCAGACGAGCTCTACGGTACGGCTGGCCTCGTCGACGGTTTCGGGACGGAAAGAGGCGGCGCGACGCTGCGGCGGCGCCTCGAACCGATCACCAGAGACCGCCGCGCGGTCCTGGTTCGGGCAGTCCTCGCAGTCCGGATCGTCGCACGTCTCGCGGGTGCACTCCTCGCAGTTGTCGTCCTCGCACTCGCTGCAGGGACACTCGCACCCGATCTCGTTCGCCACGAGGCGCCGAGGATCAGGCGGCGTTCATCGTGTCAAGGATTTTCGGATGGAACGTCGGTGGTGGGAGGATTCTGGGAGGACCCAGGCCCGGCCGCGGGCGCGGTGGGTGCGATCGGGCCGGCCGCCTTGGCGGGCGCGGTCGGGCTCTGGATCTGGCCGGCCGCGGTGGTGCGGCGAGGGTCGCTGTCGATGATGATGCCGAACTTGTCGAGGCGCTTGAGGTTGGCCGCGTACTCGGACCAGTGCGTGGCCGGATCGTAGCCCTGGGCGCGCACCATCTCGTCGGGCGTCATGGCACCGATGCGGACCATGCGCGACATGGCCTGGCCCTCGGCGCCCGGGTCGATCATCGGGATGGCCGCCGGTGTCCACTCGGCCGGCGCGTCCTCGATCTTCTCTCCTGCGAGGAGCATCGCATCGATCATCCAGTCCCACGCGGGCGCGCAGAACTGGGGGATCAACATGTTCCACTGCCAGTTCCACACGTCGAGCATGAAGGCATTGCGGGCCATGCGAGCCGACGAGTAGTTGACCTGCGAGTAGTCGCCCGTGAGGTCCTCGTACGTCACGCCCAGACCGGCCGCCACGCCGCGGAGGTTGGTCTGCGTGAACGTGGCGTGGTCATTTGTCGACGGCGGCTGGCTGAACTGCACCGACTTGCCCGTCGGTAAATTGGTGATCATGCCAGGCTCCAGGGTGTCGATCATCTCGCCGCGGGAATCGACGCCGGCCTCCCCGAGCGGAGCCCCGCTGCCGTCGGCATCGGTCACGAACGCGGCGAGGCACGCCGCGATCTTCGATTTCATCAGCGTTGCGTCCTCGAGTTCGTCGAGGTCGTGGAGGCGAAGATCGACGCTCGCGAACCAGCTCGCGCCGCGCACCTGCTGGGGGCGCTCGATGTCAAAGATGTGCAAGACGCCGTCCGCGGGAATGCGCCGAGAGATGGGGCTTAGCGTGGCGCTGGTGCTCATGAGCGCCCCGACCGCGCCGGGGTGCTGGTCGAAGAGCCAGTAGGCGACGCGGCGACCGATGACATCGTGCTCGACGCCCTGCACGATCATTCCGCCTGCCTCGCCCTTGATACCGTCACGCCCCGTGTCCAGGTAGTCGGGCTCGAGCACCTGGAGTTGCATCGGTACAGCCAGGCCGTCATCGAGTCGGCGCATGCGTCGGCGCACGAGGCACTCGCCGGACATGGCCACCGTGCGCATCACGAGCGCCTGGAGGCCGGCCATCGTGCAGCGACTCGCGGCGTCACACTGGGTCGTCTCCGCCCACTGCCGCCAGAGATCCGAAATGCGCGCCTCGCCGGCTCCGGTCGCCCGGGGCTTAAGCCCCCATCCGACCGTCGAGGTCACGATCCGGTTCAGGCCGCGGCGTGCCCATGGGTTGTTGCGCACGAGGTCGCGCGCCTGGGCGCGCAGGAGAGCAAGCGCCGGCCCAGATGCGGCGGCGTTTGCATCGGTGGTCCTGCGCGACCACCCGTCGGTGCGTCGGCCGTAGCTCGCCGCTTCGTAGTGACGGGCCATGAGGCGCGCCTTGGAACGCTGCATACCCCACTTCGGGGAGATGGCGGCAATCGCCCGGTCGATCCAGTTGGGCTTGTCCTGGGCCACGCTACACGCCCTTCCGGGTCGCGGCGAGTCGGTATCCCTGGCCGGCCACAGCGGCGGCCGTCGTGGTCATCTCGGCGAGGAGAGAGCGGAGCTGCGACAGATCTGCCGTGCCGTAGGTCACCGATCGCTGCGGCGGGCCGGCGTACGAGACCGTCACGGCCCGCTGGCCGGAGGCGAGCGCGAGGACCGCCTGGCGCACCAGTTCGATGTCTGCGGGAGACCACTGTGCCATGCGCTCCGGCGAGGATCACGTGGTCGGCTCGGTGTCAAGGTCCTCGTCGCAGCCATCCGCGTCCCGGGCGCGCGAAGTCACGGCCACCCCCGCCAAGCCATCCCCCCGGAGAGCGGGGGCGCGGAGGAGGTGCGGGCGCGCGCGCGGCGGGATAGGGCAGGGGAGCGGGGGGGGGCGGCTGTGGCGTGGGGGCCATAGGGTTCGGAGCTGAATCCGCACGCGCCTTGGGGCGGATCTTGTCCAGTCCGAGGAGCGAGGCCGCGGCGCGGGCGTAGACGCGGGTGTCCAGGTAGTGGTTCTCGCGGCCGGGCAGGAGCACCCATGTGTAGACGGGGAAGCCCTGCTTGTTGCGGCCCTGGATCAGATGCTCTGCGGTGAGTTCCTTGAGGTAGGACTCGTCGACCTCAGGAAAGTGGCAGAACCCCGGCGGG